TTAGGAAGTTATGTCACGAGGGTAAGAAACCTTAACGGTAGCGTTGAGGTTGCCTTAACAAAACCTAACGACCTAACGCGCATGGGGATTGGGCAAATTGGGGCAAACCGTCAGTTGCGCCCATGAAGCTATCCTGACGGATCAGTCCCCAGCCGTGTTAGGGAAAGCCGTGCAAAGGCTCCAAAGGCTTGCGGAAGAGCGGTGAGTACCTGACATCCAACAAGGCTCAAAGAAGGCTATAGAGGGTCTTGACAAGGTCTTGAGGGTGTGTATAATCGGAACTGTTGTCGTCGAACACAGCAAACGAAAGCCGTTACTCATGCATTGGCCTCCCTCGCGGAGGGTTCGACCCAGTGCAGTAGTAACGGTTTTTTTTATTGTTCTACGGTGACCGCACATCATGCGGTACGTCGGTGGTGATGCGCGAGTAACCCTGTAACACGAGCAAGCCAAAGCAGGGAGCGTGGGCGAATCTTAGAGCGCGGCGGTTGAAACATAGTCTGAGATGCTGTGCGAGGATGGCTCCACGCGACAGAAAAGCGAGTCTGTATCTTGATACGGTATAGGCTTGCTATGCTTCAGATTTCACCATCGACAGTCCGAAGGGGAGGAACCTAACGATGAGAACTTGCAAGTGCGGTGGGTTAGTCGCTGAGTACGAGGTTAAGGCTGGAACTAAGTGGGTATGCCGTGCCTGCGGACGCATTGAAGTGTTCAGTAGCAAAAACCCAAAAGGTTTGCTAAACTCTGGTGAACTCAACCAACAGGGGAATACGGGTCATGCCAGAAACCGTCAAGAAGGGGTCTAAAAGCCCCGCCAAGCCTTCAAAAGCCAAGACAGAGGTGAAGGGTGCTATGACGCCTGCAAAACGCGCAGAAGCCCCAAAGATAACAAGACCTGCTCACAGACCTGTAGAGTACACAGAAGACATAGCAGAAGAGGTATGTTGGAGACTCGCTCACGGTGAGTCGTTGGTGTCAATCTGTAGCAGTGATCACATTCCGCACTGCGCAACAATCTATCGGTGGCTGATTCGCTTCCCAATCTTCTGCGAGATGTACGCTCGCGCTCGTGAAGATCAGGCGGATACAAACGCCGATGAAATCCTTGCTATTGCCGACGAGAGACCGCCTGAGTTTAAGGATGACAAGGGGCGTATTTACCTCGACCAGACGTTCATCCAGTGGCAGAAGAACCGCATTGATGCGCGTAAGTGGACAGCCGCCAAGCTAAAGCCGCGCAAGTATGGTGATCGCATGGCTGTAGAGGGTGTGGAGAATGGTGCCGCTATCAAGACTGAGGACATAGGAGCAAACAAGTTCCTAGAGATCATCAAGAACATGGAAATGACCAAACGTGCAGGCTAAGTATTACATTCAAGCGCCAGCGGGTGCCGCAAAACACGGGGTTTTATCCGCTGTTTTGGCTGATTCGGGCGGAAAGTAATACTTATGTTGGCTGAACTGTTTGATTCTGAAACCTCTGCGGAGTTTGATGCCCAGCCAGACCATGATCGACTTGCTCAGATTGCCCATGCCAAGTGGGTGGCTGGCGCTCACAAGTACCAGATACCTCCGCCGCTAGAGATTGACTACACGGTTTGGATGATGCTGGCAGGGCGTGGAGCAGGCAAGACGCGCAGTGCCGCCGAGGCACTCTGGTGGTGGTGCTGGATCACTCCAAACAGTCGTGGGTTAGTTCTGGCACCTACCAGCAACGACGTGAAGTTCACCTGCTTTGAGGGTCAGTCTGGTCTGCTGTCTGTCATCCCTAAAGAGTTGATAGTCGACTACAACAAACAAGACCACCAAATCAAGCTGGTCAACGGGTCGAGCATTAGGGGGATCAGCGCAGACTCATACGAGCGCTTGCGCGGCCCGCAGTTCCACTTTGCATGGTGCGACGAGTTAGCCGCCTTCCAGTACCTTCAAGAGGCGTGGGACATGATGATGTTCGGTCTGCGACTGGGTGACCAACCCAGAGTCATCATCACCACTACGCCTAAGCCTAAAGACCTGATACTTGATCTGATAGGGAGGGAGGGTGACGACGTGATCATCGACCGCGCCAGCACCTATGAGAACAAGGCTAACCTTGCAGAGAGTTTCAGCAAACAGCTAGAGCAGTACAAGGGTACGAAGCTGTATCAGCAGGAGGTTATGGGGGAGGTCGTCGACCTTGAGGACGGTAAGGTGGTCACAAGGGATATGTTCCAGATGTATCCCGCTGGCAAACCGTTCCCTAAGTTTGAGTACATCCTACAGTCCTATGATTGTGCGTACACCGACAAGTCCTACAACGACCCAACAGCGTTCACAACATGGGGTGTGTTTAAGCCGATGGACGGGCCGATGTCCGTCATGCTGATCGACTGCTGGGCGGAGCACCTCACCTTCCCTAAGCTGAAGGATCGCGCTATGGATGAGTGGCGAGTGTCTTACGGTGAGGGTAAGGATGCCAAGCGCCCCGACCTAATCTTGGTCGAAGAGAAGGCGGCTGGGCTGTCTCTCATTCAAGAACTACAGAAAGCGCATTTGATTGTGCGGGGCTATAACCCCGGTCGTGCCGACAAGATGCAACGCCTCCAAATCACCGCCGCTATCTTTGCCACCAAGAGGGTATGGCTCCCTGAGTCTGAGGTGCATAAGGGTTATGTGAAAGACTGGGTGGAAGGGTTCCTGTCCCAGATATGCGCATTCCCTGACAGCACGCATGATGACTACGTCGACTCAGCGACTCAGGCTATGAGGTGGCTCAAAGACGGTGGTTGGCTCGACATCGATCCTGAGCCACTGTATGATGACGACGACTACTTTGATGCCCAACCTGCGCGGGTCAACCCATATGCTGTCTAACCATGCCTGACTACTCAAAACTTGCTAAAGGTCTGTCTAAACTTGCTAAAGGGCCAGAAATCATTGTTCCTAGCAAACTTAGCAACCTTAAAGATATTATTCGCAAGGACAAAGGCGAGTATGGTGCAAGGCGGTTTGAACGTGCGGCTGACGAAATACCCAACCTTGAAAAGTTTTACAAGGAGGAGGCGCTCAAGCAAGCGTTTACTGGCGACAACGCCAAAGCCGTAATGACAATGAAACCAAAGGATTTTGAGAATTTTGCTATGCCTCTTGATCCTCGTTTTATGGAAGCAAGTTCAACTCGGTACACCACAAGTGGTGAGCGGTTACCTTATCCTGAGTACATGAAAGAATACCTTGCAAATGTTGGAGCATTTGATGATGTGCCATTTCTTGTAATTGACAAGAGAAGCCAAGGATCGTCAACTGCGCCATTTATTTCTGGTCACGAGGGTCGTCACCGTAACCGTGTAATGGCTGATAAAGGGGAAGAAGCAGGACTTGTTCAGCTATCACCACGCGCAGAATTAAGAGAACCATTTCCGCGTCGCAGTCAAGAAGAATACATTGAGGCTTTAAAAAAAGAATTGGCTTTAACGGAAAATAAAGTTAAACCTGAAAATTATTTTGATAATTTCACTCAAGATGTTGTAAGAAGAAAGCCAATTATTTTGCCTGACATTTATGCCAAGGGCGGTGCCATTCGTATGCAGGTAGGCGGAGCACTGAAAGCTATACAAGCCGTAGCGAAAGCGGCTGAATCTGTTAATCAGAAGGTTCCATCTGCAAGGCAGTTGATGAAGTCTGGTCAAGCGGTGAGTAGTGAAATGGATGCGGTAAACAGGTTTGGAAACGGTGAGCGATTGTTTGCATTCCATGAGATGAGTGAAACTCCCTTTCCAATTCGCAGTGTGGATGAACTCAAAAACTTTACATACGACCAATTGCTGTCATTGCCTACAGCAAAGGCTAATGGTGGTCTTATTCGTATGGCAGAAGGTGGAAGTAGCAACTACCACCCTGATGTGCAAGATGCATTGAAGGCTGGTCGCATCACCCCTAATCAAGCCAAGTGGATGAGCAACTATGCAAGGACTGCTGGTAACCCAGAGATTGGTACTGCTGGCATCCCTGATGGCATATCTGAGAAGATGATGAACTATAGGAATGCCGTTCGCGCTGGTGAGCATACAAGACCAAGTTGGATGGAGCCAATTCCTAAAGAAGTAAAGATGCCTTACTGGGCTAGTGGCAAGTTGGACTTGGATCGTGAGGGCTTGAGGCAACTTGACAAGATACCTGCCATGACCAAGAAGGCTTTTAATGCCAGCGAATACTCCAACACATACCCTGCTGGTGCAAACGACTTAAATTACTACAACGAGTTAGTCAAGGCTTTACAAGAAGCGCCAGATTACCAGCCTTATATTGACGAGATAAACAAAATCAAAGAGCGCAACCCAGACATTGGCAAAGCCAAGGGCGGCGCTATCCGTATGCAAGTCGGTGGTCTGGGTACCGTTGCCAAACTTGCCGCCGCTGAAAAGGTAGCCCCAGCCGCTAAAGTTGCTAGAGGGTTCACCCCAAAGTTGCTTGAGTCGACTACCAGCAAGATGCTAGACGACATTTTGGCAAACAATCCCAAGTTGACGTTAGAGGCGGCATTTAAGAAGGCAGGCGAACAAGCGGAGCGTAAGTTGACGTGGGAGAAGGAAACAAAGCCTGCACTGGTCAAGCAGTACGGCTCGTTGGGTCGAGCCTCTTACGAAAAGACAAAAGTTAATAAGATGCAGAACACCGACGAGGCTGTTCAAAAACGTATACAAAAAGCTAACGAGTTCCTTGACCAACCAACCGAACCGTGGACACCACCTAAGCCAGAGTTGCAGGCATTTGATCGTTCATCTATCAAAGACTCAATCGAGGGGTTCCCCAACGTCGAGCAGTCAGCTTTTCCTCGTGACATACCTACACGCGCCAGCACTTCTCATGTTGAGGGTTTGTACACCGACCCAGTTAATCGTGAGTTAATCAAGAAACAGATTACTCGTGGTTTACCGTTGGGTGGTGAGACCTTTTACGGTTCGCTCTACCCTATCAAACAAGCAGTGCTTGAGGCTGGTATGCCAGCGGAGAAGTTTTATAAGTGGGTGCATTCATTAGCACCCGCGTCCGCCAGAAACTCTATTATCAACGAAACCGCTGTTGGTCAATTCTTGCGAGACATGAACGCTCGTGGTATTCCATTGACTGAGGAAAATGTTGCCATTGAAATGGCTAAGTACAAGCAGAAGTTTGGCGTAGCACTACCCTTAATGCCTGTGCATCGTGAAGGCGTGGCTAATGTTTTAGAGGGCGGACAAGACTTGCGTGAGATGAGCAAAGCAAACATTCCGACTAACTACAAGATTCCTACTTACGGCGCTCAAAAAACAGGCGACTTTGGCAAGTCCGTGGTGCTTGACGTGCATGAGGCGGCAGGACAAACGCAGGGTAGTCGTTACCATCCCTACTTCAAAGAGCAGGGCGGTTTTGGTAACACGGAGTACAACGCTGGTGAGCAGGGAATGATGGGGATTGCTGAGGAGTTAGGCATCCCCGGCGGTATGGCACAAGCTGGTCGCTGGTTTGGTGGTGGCGAGTTGACGGGTCTTAAATCTCCTAGAGGCGACGCGCTTGACATCCTTGAGCGTCAAGTAGCTTACACCCTCAAGCAACAAGGCAAACAACCTAACCCTGCAATGATTCGCAATGAGATTCTCAACCAGATTAAAACAGGAGAGGGTCAACTTTTACCTTGGTACAAGAGTGAAGGTATTCCAGATGTGCGTCAAACTGGATTACAACGCAAAGACGGTGGATCAGTTGAGGCTCCTCCTTTCCACGACTTCGACCAGATTATGAAACGCAAAGACGGAGGCACCGTGAATACATTTGAGCAACGCCTAAAGAGAGCAATAGACCAACACATGGCTGGTGGCGGTGAGGTGCATATGGAGCAGGGCGGATCATCCCCACCTAAAAAAGATTTGCCTGACATGAGTCCTCAAAAGTATTTAGAACTGCTTGCATTGCAACCTAAGTTAGGTGTGCAATCAGAAAAGCAAATCAAAGCATTTTTAGAAGAGCAGTACAGAAAAGAAAAAGAAGAGGGTTTTGCAGATAAGCAATCACGCATAGACAGGATGTTTAAAACAGTAACGCCTGTTCTTGGTGCTGGTGCTGACGCTGGTAACTTTTTAGCTAACATTCCCCACTACCTAACTGAAGGGGTATCCGCCGCTGGTAACTATGCTATGAGCAAGATGCCATCAATGAGCAAGCCAGCATCAGTGCTTGACACTGAAGGTACTGGTGACAGAGTACCCAAGTACCCATTGCAATCACTTCCTGAAGTTGAGCCGTTTTATGGCAGTGCGGCAATGCAACGTGATGCACAAAACGCTGGCTTGATGGGTGAGTCGGAGTCTCCTGTATATGACATGGCTATGCAATTTTTAGCACCCTACGGTGCATATAAGGCACCCAAGGCAATCAAGGGTGGTTTGAATGCAACAAGGAGTGGTTTAGAAAATACAACCGCCGCAGTGCGCAATCCATTTCAATCAGCCATGCTTACGATGGAGCAAGTAGCCCCAGACTTAGGTCAATTAGGCGGTGATAAATTTAAAGAATTGCTTACACGCAGATTAACTATGAACGAAGGTGCGCCTGTAAGCATGAGCACTATGGGTGGTCGCAAAACAGACAAGACACTTGGACAAGGTTTGTATGAAAACAAAGCTGGCGACTTCGAAACAAACCCTATGGTAGGCGTCAATATTCCACGCGCTGGTAACTTATCCACTAACAAAAAATTGCTTGCAGACATTGGAACAGCGGGGCAAGAATTAGGTCAAGAAATGGTTGCCGCGCATAAATTTACACCGTTGTTGTTTGGTAACGCAAAAGATGCAACAGCTATGATGGTTCGTGGTGCTGACGGTGCGCCTTTAACCCAAAAGCAAATCATACAATTAGCGGGAGAGTTGCCCGGTATGATCGCCTCGCACAGCCCTAAAGCTGGCGGTATGTTTGTAGCTCCATACAAAGGAGATGCTTTAGATTATGCAAAGGTGCAAGAAGCGGCATCAAAAATACTTGGCAAAAACGCTCAAATAAAATTTGGCAAAGCAGACCCTGATAAAGATATTTTGTTTCGCGGAGATTACGACATTATGGGTGCAAGAGCGCCTTCAGCCGAGTCCATAGCAATGCGAGACCGCTTGAAGAAGGCGGAGGCGCGGATTGTTCGAGCGCCTTCCAAATCACAGCCCGTGTCAAATACTCAGCCTCCTGCTCTAACCAGTACGCTTCGTTCAGCACCTTGATATGAGCCAAAGCATCTTCCCTGTCGTCGTATTCCTCGCTGAAAAAAGCACACCCTTTAGCTTTACGGTCGATGACGCGCCAGCCAGTTCCAGTAGGCCAAGCAGAGAACGGGTACTTTTGACGAAGATCGTGTGGTATGTGCATGAAACAAGTTTAACACAGGAATAAACAAAATGGCAAAACAAATGCCCATAGACCAAGAGTTTGACCGCTTCATTGACGGACTCAAAAACAACAAAGACGGTAGTGCTGACGTAGAGGTAGAGGACGACATCAGCGACGTTGAGGAACTAGAGGACGGTTCCGCTATCGTGCGTATGGGTGAGGATAAAGACCCTGAACAAGACCCTGAGTTCTACGAAAACCTTGCCGAAGAGGTTATGAACCTGTACGACCTTGACAAGGTTGGAATGCGTTACCTTGACCTGATTGAAAAGGACAAGGAAGCACGCGAACAGCGCGACAAGCAGTACGAAGAGGGACTCAAGCGGACGGGTCTGGGGAATGACTCACCGGGCGGTGCTCAGTTCACGGGTGCCAGCAAAGTTGTACACCCTGTGATGGCTGAGGCGTGCGTAGACTTTGCCGCTCGTGCTATCAAGGAGTTGTTCCCACCAGACGGGCCTGTCCGCACAAAGATCATGGGCGAGGCGACTGAGGAGAAGACCGAACGCGCAGAACGCAAACGCGATTGGACTAATTGGCAGTTGACTGAGCAGATTCAAGAGTACCGCGACGAGCAAGAGCAGTTGCTAACTCAGCTACCGTTAGGTGGTTCCCAGTACATGAAGCTGTGGTACGACGAGCAGAAGAAGCGCCCCTGCGCTGAGTTCGTTCCTATCGACAACGTGATGCTACCGTATGCCGCTGTGAACTTCTACACCGCCCAGCGCGTGACTGAGATGCAAGACATCACAGGGATGGAGTTTAAGCGTCGGATTGACTCAGGACTGTACCGAGACATCGACTTTGTTCGCGCTACTTCAGAACCTGAGCAAACAGCCTCAGAGAAGGCTAACGACAAGATTGAGGGTAGGTCTTACGGAGATAACGAAGACGGTCTGCGCAAGGTTTACCACATTTACACATTCCTTGAGGTTGAAGACGACCCAATTACCAAGGGCGAGTTGGCTCCCTACATCCTAATGATTGACGAACTTGAAAGCAAAGTTCTAGGGTTGTACCGTAATTGGGAAGAGGGTGATGACACAATGACCAAGTTGGATTGGCTCATTGAGTTTAAATTCATCCCTTGGCGCGGTGCATACGCTATTGGGCTACCCCAACTCATCGGAGGTCTTACAGCCGCCTTGACGGGTGCTCTACGCGCCTTGCTGGACACTGCGCACATCAACAACTCAGCGACGATGCTGAAGTTGAAAGGTGCAAAGGTTTCTGGTCAGTCACAGAACATTGAGGTGACGCAGGTGACGGAGATTGAGGCAGGGCCGGGCGTCAACGACATCCGACAAATCGCAATGCCCATGCCGTTTAACGCACCCTCTCCCGTTCTATTCCAATTGCTTGGTTGGTTGACTACAGCCGCTAAGGGTGTGGTCACCACTGCTGAGGAAAAGATCGGTGATGTAACTGCTAACACTCCAGTGGGAACTACGCAGGCTTTGATTGAGCAGGGTGCGGCGGTGTTCTCTGCTATTCACGCACGTTTGCATGAGAGCCAGCGCAGAGTGTTAGGTGTGCTTGGTCGCATCAATCGTTGGTACTTGGACGATATGCGTAGGGGTGACGACGTTGCTGAGTTGCCTATCAGCCGTGACGACTTCAAGAAGAACAGCGACATTGTTCCTGTCTCTGATCCGCACATTTTCTCTGAGACACAGCGCATGGCGCAGATGCAAGCGGTGCTTCAGATGTCAGCGGCGAACCCGGGGATGTTTGACCAAAAAGCCGTCCTTAGTCGAATGCTCAAGCAGTTAAAGGTGCCTGACATTCAAGAGTTGTTACCTAACGCTACCAAGCCGATGGAGCACAACGCCGCTGATGA